GGCCTCATAGCAAATATTGCCCAAGGTAGGTACGAAGCCCACGGGGATTGCAGTCTCTGCGACCGGCAGGCGCAGCGTATGGGAGGATTGACCAGTGGCGCGGGCCACGGCCTGCCAGATCAGGTTTGCAGGAAACGTGTACGGTGCGTGCGGTGTACTCACCTGGACTACGCGGCGAAACACGTCCGTGATTTCTGCGAGAATGGCCGCCTGCATGGCGGTGGTCGCGAGCGGCAATATGCCATCGATGGCGATATCGATCGAAGCCGGTTTGGGTGCCAGCACGAACACGCGCGCCGTAACGGGACGTTTGGCGCTGATGTAGGCGATCACGTCGCTGATCAGCGTGGCGTTCGGAATGCCATTTGTGCCGGCGCCGTCAGACATGATCCACACGCCGACGGTGCCCGGACCATAGACGGTCGGATCGACCCACACCCGAGTGATGCCCGGAATACTAAGCGCCCACTCGACATAGTCCGAAGCGGCGCCGCCCTGCGGGGGGTTTCGGATGCGAGCGAGAAGCCGTGCGCGATAAGAGGCATCACCCTCGACCTCGGCGCCCGCACCAATGCCGCTAGGGCCTGTGACGACGCTAACAACAGCGGAATTGGCGATGATCGGTGTGAGCAGCACTCCGTCAAGGGTGTTGCCGATTGCTCCAATCGTCGAGCAGACAACGGTGACGGGCTGGGAACCCGATGGACCTACGACAGCATCCTCTGTCGTCACAAAGGAGATGCCGTCGCTGCGCTGGTAAACTGAGCCCTTTGTGATCGTGGTCAGCGGTGTCGCGCTGATAACGATATTCCCGACGGCGGCTGTGGCAGCGTTCCGCGTCAGACTGTAGACGGACCCGAAGGCGTCGAGCTGGTCGCCGTCGGCCGTGGTCGCAAAGCGCTGGCGACGGATCCAATCGAGAAACTGATAGAGCTCCCAGACCTCTCCGGCCATCGTTTTGCTGATGACATAGTTGGTCGAAGGGAAGATTGAGGCGTCGGTGCCCGGCATCTCAGCACGCATGCGATTGCGGGCTTGTGTCCAAACGCTGTCAAGTGAAGGGACGGTGTAGGTCATTGACGAAGCCGCCCTATTTGCTGCCACAATATCTCGAATTTCTGATTGTAGGTAAGCGTGCCACTGTTCGAGTATGCGCCAATGTCAATGCCGAGCAGCCCGTTCGATTTGTCGACCCACGTTTCGACGGTGAAGCTCGCGACGGCGCCTTGATCGGCAATCGGCTGCAACGCATCGCGCACCATGTCTGCCGCTAAGTTGGCTGTCTGATCGCTCAGCGCTGATCGCCGCAAGGTCCATAGGTGCGAGCCGAGTTCCGTCTCACCCAGCGAGGAGTCGAGCGCCACGCTATCGCCCCACCAGCCGCGGGGATTGTTGTCGAGGTCGTCAGGCAGTGTCATGTCGGCGCGGGCGCGGCGATCCGTAAATAGCTGGATCAAAATAGCGGTGTGCAGAGCCGCTTTTGACCGCAAGCCCATGCGGTTCGTCGTTTCGTCGGGGTCTGCGAGCGCAAAGTCTAGCGCGATCTCGGTGTCGAAGTTCTGCGTAATGACAAGGTCTGGCGTGAGAAACGGCTGATCAGAGCATTCCTCGTTGTCGCGAAGCCGAATGTTCCAAGCCATCAACCATCCCCATCAACCAAAGCTGAGTCGGCGACGCCATGGAACTGCGGTGCTGTAACGGCGCCACTCACCGTCTGCGTCCCGGTCTGGTTGAGGTTGCCTTCCAGCGTCACGTCCCCCTTGATCGTCAGGTTCGGCGCAGTGATCGAAACGCTCGTCGCCATCTCGATCGCCAGCGTCTTGGCCTTCTTGATCGTGATGCCGCCCTTGCCATCGAACATGGCCTCGGCGCCGAAGGCATCGTAGACGATCGATTGACCTGGCTTCAGCCCTGTCTTGCGTTGATCTGGATGCTCGCTGCCAACGACGACTGGCATGTCTCGCGTACCTAGCGCGATTACGATGCCTTCGCTCCCGGCAGGCGGATTGGAACTGAAACCGTAGTTTTGGGCGCGAAGGACCTTGGTGTGTTGCTCACCGGCGACGCCGTTGTAGTCGACGACTTGCTGTTTGCCGGAATCGTCAACCTTTATGATGGTGATACGGCTCGCGCCGTTCATCTGTTGGTGCTCGACCTCGGTGAAATTCATCAGTTCGCCTTGGTGAAGTTGTGGCCGATGGGCTTGGCGGCGCGCTTGGCGCGCTTCGTGCCAGCTCCGAGTGCCGACGGATCAACAAGCGACAAGTCAGCCTTGGTGCCGTGGAACGGTCCCTGCTCGAGCGTAAGTTCCTGTATGGCGAGATCGTCATCGAGGCGCAGAATGTCGCTCGCAACGGCCACAAGAAAGCCTGGCGTCCATATCAGGCCCCCCTCATCGCGCCACGACGGCAAATCGATGCTGCACTGGGTCGATTCACCCGAGCGGACGCGGCCCATTTGCCGAGCTTTCTTGGTCGCCAGATCATTGTCGAGTGAGGTCTTGTTCCTGACGATCAAGGTGCGTCCCGAGCGGGCGTCAGGGTCATTGTACTCGCCAGACACTTGGGTATTTTTCGTCCCCGTTCCGGTGGGCCGTTGCCCCTTCACTTTGAGCTTGCTGTATTTGTTGGTGTCGTCGAACGTCACCATGCCGTGGCGGAGGTTGACGCCCTGTGTCAGGCTGCCTGTGTGCCGCTCTTTGCCGTGACGCTTGATCTTGACGCTGCCGTCAGCCTGTCCGGTAACGAAGTATCCCTCGTTTCTGGCAAGCCGGTCGATGGCTTGGAACCCCGTCTCGCCGACATTGATCCTGAACTGGTCAATGGTGCGCAGCGCCTCCTCGGCTTCAGTGGTGACACTGATGCCCCATTGGCCGGCGATCTCTTGCGCGATACCGTCTAGCGTCTTGCCGTTGAACTCGTTGGTCTGGTGGTCGATGCTCGAGTCGACCATGTCTTGAGCCTTTGACCGACCCGACATCCGCAGCTCATGGGCGGCGCCGTCGAACTCGACTTGCAGCTGGTTGATGTAACCGTCGATCACGAGATTGCCGGTTGCTAGGACTTGGACAGCAGTGCCAGGCATGAATGCCCAGCTCTTGGCGAAGATGTCCGTGCTTTGGTCAGACGCAGTGATTGAGAAAGACCTCTCTGGGCTCTTGGCGCTCGCCTTGATGGAGACACTCTTCCATCCGCCAAACGTTCCGTCGGCGACCACCACAGTGATGGTCTCCTTGGTGAGTCCCCAGGTCACGGTGCAGCTGCCTCAAATGTGGTCGGCATATAGGCCGGGTTTGGCACGCGGTTTCGCGCAATCAAGTCTGATGCCTTCGACGCATCGCCGTAGAGCCGATAGCCCCACACGATGGACGGCATGACCGTGTTGCTGGTCACCGTGACCGTCGGCCGAAGGTCGGCGACCTTACGGCTGATCGCCTGGATGGCCGTACCGCGGATGTTGTCGAGTTGCCTGTAAAGATCCCCCGCACCCACGCACGCAGCGAGTTCTCGGTCAAAGGCTTGCGCGACCCTGGCGCGCGCTCGGATGGCCGCCGTGCGGTCGGTGAAGTCGGCAAGCGCAGCCTGCGCGGCCATCTCGACCAGAGCGGCCCGGCGCACAGTCGAGCCCAGTGCCGCAATGTTCGCATCGTTAGCTTTCCCGCTCACACTGAGCCCGGGCACCCCTGTTGCCGTCAGGCTGTATTGCGACAACGACTCGGCTGCGTCGATGAAAGCGCCCTGATCTGTAGCGCCGTCACCGAATGTGCGCATGAGATCCATGACCGACGCGACGAATGCGCCGTTGGATGCCGTCGCAGACGAGTAGGAGACCGCGCCAGAGGCGATGTTGGCTCCAGCGGGCCATATCACCCCCCCGATCGGCGTCTGCCCGTCCAGCGCCAAGGTGGATGCGCTGTCGAAGAGGCTCACGATCGATTGCGCTAAGGTCGCTGCGGCCCCAGCCGACATCGGCACATTCGCTCGGATGCTATCGACAGCCAGTGCCCACCCTTGCACAAATGTGGTGGCGTTACTTACAACCCAGGGTAGCTCGCCGAGCGTGTTGAAGCTCGACAGGAAGTTGCTCGTCATGGATGGCCCGAGATTATCCACCAGGGATAGCAGTGCGCGCTCGAGCGCGGCGATCGGCAACGGACCGAACACCGAATTGTCTTTGACGAACGTAAGTTCGAAGGCGAAATAGCCGAGCTTATCCTTGTTGAACTGCCGCGTGCAGCCGTCACAGACAACCTGGACCGGGGTCTCGGCCGGCAGCTGTAGGGTCGCGGGCCCCTCTGTATTGCAGGCTGCGACCAGAGCATCCTTCTGCGCGCTAGCAGTATCGGAGACCACGTAGGCGGTGGCCTTGAACTTGATCGTCTTCGGGCCAAGATCTTCGGTGGCTGCGTCCCGGCCGTAAAACTCATGAACCAGAATGCGGCGGCCGTATTCAATTGAGTCGTTCTCGATGAAGAACGGAACGCCGCGGAAGCTGGCGCTACGCAGGCCAGCCATCGGGTCGAAGCAGGCAGCCACGATCAGTGTCCTCCGCGTTCAGCCGCGTTCGTTGTTGCTGGTGATGGGGCTCTCGCTGAGGATCCCATCGTCTGATTGCCGTTGACGTTCACCGTGAGCGGAGAACCCTTGAGGGCGGATGCGACGGAGTTCCCGATGCTGTTGGCCAATTCGCCAAGCCAGGATGGCTTCTCTGCTGGAAGGGCCGAGCCGGGAGGCCTGCCAGCCGCCTCCGGGGCCCTGAAGTCAGATGGGCTGGCGCCCGGCGCATAACCTGCGAAATCCTTCAGGTCTTCAATGTCGTGAGCAAAGCCCTTCTTGAAGACCCTGACGGCGCCTTCCTTGTCGCCCTTGACGATCTTCGCCCCGCCCTCGAGAGCCATGTTGACGTGGTTCGCAGCCAAATCGGCCACGTCAATGCCTTTGACCATCAGGTCAAATAGAGCGGTCCGGTTCGCCGGTGGTTTGTAGTTCACCAGTTCTTCAATCTTGGATATGAGGCCGGAAATACCCTCGGCGACCGCGCTCGCCGCGTCACCGAAGGCGGTCAAACTGTCCGCCATCGTTCCGAGGAGCCGCTGGAACTGCTTTGTCTTCGACAGGTTGTCGAGCAAATCAGCCATTTGCTGTGAAAACCTATGGAACCCGTCGTTCATCTGTAGGAGTTCAAACGCAGCGACGACAGCCATGATGGCGGCAGCGATCTCACCTACCGGGCCGAGCATGGGAAGCGCCATTGCCAACAGCCCGGCGCCGATGCCGGAGAACAAATGAGACAGCTTCTCGGGATCCATCTCCTGTAGGCGGGCGAAGGCGTCTGCGATTCCCTTGAAGAAATTCACCAGATCACCGCCCTGGGCGAGAAGCGCTCGTGACTTTAGATTGTCAAACGACGTGACCATCCTTCCCCACTGGAACCAAAACCCCATATCCTCCATTTTCGCCGTGCGCTGACTGAGAACGTCGGTATTGCCGAGGGTCGTGATCTCCGTATTCACGGCCTGAATCTTCTGCGCCATGGCGATCAAGTCCATGAACAGCGCTATGCGGTCCTTGCCCGCGATCTTCGCGGCCTGGCCAGGCTTCATGTGGGCGAGCTTACTGAGCTCATCCATATTGATCTGTGTCGTGGCGTCGCCCAGGAATGCGTCGACGTCTTCGCTCAGCGTCTTGTTGCCGAAGTCGCCGTGCTTCATGCCAAGCGCCTTCTGGAGACCCGCCTTGAGCTTGTCCTGGAGCTCGTTGACGTTCTTGCCGTCCCACTCGTTGATGATGCCTTTGGCGGCGCCGGCCGCAATGCCGTCGGGGTCGATGCCTGAATCCTTGATGCGCGAGACCAAGGCATCAGAATTGCGCATCGCGGTAGGGTCCATCGAGAACAGCTTGCCGATGTCAATGCCTTGGGCGCGCAGTGCGGCTTTGGCGTTCGGCACCAGGGCCTCGAGGCGAGCGGTCAAGGTCTTGAGGCCCTTGCCCGTCTCGCCAGGCTGGAACCCCGCAGTGATCATGACGGCGATCTCAGAGAACGCTTGCTCGATCGTCTTGCCCGACTTGAGAGCCAACGGAAGGTAGCTGGTGGCGGCCTCTTCCAGCGCAGCAGCGCCGCCCTTGGTCATCTTTGACGCGACGGTAATTACGTCGAGAAGATGATTGAACTTCTTCTCATCGTGGATGTCGATTCCGGTCAGGCGAGCAGCCGCAACGCCAAAGCTGGCGGCGTGGCCCATGTCGATGCCTCCGATCCGCGACAAGTCGGCGAACTTGCCCTCCATCTTTGGCGTCAGCTCATCGAGGTGCTGTTGCAGACCAATCCACGTCTCCCCGAGCTCGAGGAAGGACTTGGACGCCATACCCGAGGCATTGGATACGTCATAAAGCTGGCTCTTGAACTGGCTGAACCTGTCGGCGCTCATACCGGAGATAGAGAATAGATGTGCGAATGCCTTATCGAGATCCGCGACGTCGTTCATCATCCCGGCGCCCAAGCCGACGCCGAGCATGGACATCATCTGCGAGCCGGTCGTACTGAGCGAGCGCAGTTTACTGGTCAGGCCGCTGGCGATGTTGGCCACGCTGCCGGACATCGTCCTAAGAGGTCCGGTGAATTTGTCGAGCAGAACAATCGTGCCCGTCGAGACGAGATCGGCCATGGCGTCCTCAGGTGGCGTTCTGCTTCTGCCTATTCATCCAGACCGAGCCGCGGTTGTGCCAGAAGAAGATTTCTCGCGGCGTCATCTGCATGAGGTCGGCTGGCTGGATTTGACACCCGAAGACGAGGTCCTCCATGGCCACCATCAGTTTTTTGCGTCTGCACCGTCACTGATGAGAATGTCATTGACCTTGGCCAGCATTGCGAAGAAGTCCGCGCGGTTCATCTGGCCGAGCAACTCTTCGTCGATGCCTGATAGCCTTGACGCCCACTTCGCCCCAAGAGCAAAGTCGATCTTGACGGTGCGAGCACCGTCCACGCCCACGACCTCGAACGGGAGCTTGTTCACGTCGACGAAATCACTTCCGATGGGATCGCGGAATTTGATCGTAGACGTCGAACCCTGGTGGGTTTGGATGGGCTTGGAAAGGCGCAGGGCGTATGGGTCGGTCTTGGGTGCGGTCGCGGGCTGACCCTGACCGGCGGCAATGGCTGCGGGCGAAGCTGCGGGCGCTGGAGCTACCCCAGGCACGGCTTGGCCGTTGTTGAAAAGCATATGCGTTCCCCTTCAATGCAAAAGGCGCCCGGCATCAGTGCCG